GGTTGCTAGCCCTTCAAGATCAATCATTAGGTGCATACTGTTATTATACAACAACTACTGGATCAAGTCAACTCCCATTTGCTCTTGAAACCATTCAAAAAATGCATTGTTGGTTGGGTAATATCCGGTGTGATCTAACTTTGTCCTGGCAGTGGCCCATTTCCACGGAGGTTCAGCGCCAAAAGCCGACCAATCAATTTGAGAATACATTGTAGATGTGTTGGATAACATGCCGTGGCTGACTTCGTGCTGACTAGGACAAGAGTTATGTATATCATAAATGAAACACATCTTGTAAGGTATATTTTGAGCTGTTAACAATGTTTGTACTGAAAGTATAGAATACAATGTTAGCTCTGAAAGATAATCCTGATTGGCGCCCACATATAGAGTATCAAAATATTGTTTTACTGTGCGAGGTGCTTCTGGTGATTGTCCTGAACACCCTGTGCCTCCTGAATGATACCAGGCTATGTTGCCTACTACATCAACAAAATTATAGTCAAACGTTTGATGTAATGGCAATGGCACAGGCATATCCAACCTGTTTATTCCGCTCCATAACACAATAACTTGATCAAACTGTTGTTGTAATAGTTCGTGGATGACTCGTGCAGCAATGGCTTGATTGCCTGCGCCCGGAGATCCGTGTATGGTGTACCGACTGTGATTGATTTGCTTGTCAAACTTTAATTTGTGAACATAGCTACAACCAGCTATCAGTGTTTTAGTCAATTAACCAATGACCCAGGTGATTGGTTGACTGCCGTCCACATAGTTGGTTAATTCTAGTATTTTGGCATCCATTTGTGCTTGTGCTTCGCCCTTCATTGCTGCACCGTTCAAGCTGCCGCCACCTTGTGGGCCGGCAATTGTGGCAAATTTTTCACGGGCTTCACCAATGATCATTTTGCAAACAGCAGTCATGTAGTCTTTGATCCATTGTTGAATTTGATAGTCTTGCAACAGGTTCACTTCTGGCTTGAGTTGATATACCCATATCAGCACCTGTTCTCCAGAACCTTTGGGATCTCTGATCAGTTGTAGTTTTTTGGTCACTGGATTCCAGGTGTAGTTCATGTAGCCGCCAAACATACGTGCAGCCAGTTCCACATACTGTGAGTAGAAGTCATAGGTGGCCAGACCGCCACTGACGTTGAAATTCATGAGATACACATTCATGCTGGCCTGTGCAAATGGATCAAAGTTACTTGCAAACGGGCCGCTGGAGTCACCAAACGTTCGACGAAATATCTGACGCACACTCACAACTTCCTGGGGCAAGGTGTAGATGTTCATGTCCCGAATCAGTTCCATGAAAATGTAGGCTTCTTCATAGGCATAGTTGGCTCGTTGACGGTACACACCAATGGTGCGTTGATACGCTGCTTCGTAGTGAGCCGGGTCCAGCTCAAGATCAATGATCTGATCGCCCAGCATTAATTTGCAATAATCTATTAGATTTTGTTTTAGCTCGGGCAGTGTATTTTCTGACATAAGGAACTCCGTTGCTGTATTTACCAGTTACGTCACTACCAAGCCTTGAGCACCACTAGGTTTTCAGTTCCGCGACCGTTGAACTGTGTCTCTGTGGTGGTTAGATCTTTGTAGATTTTTCTAGCAGCTGGTTTGCCTGCGGCCTGCATGGCCTTTACAATGTCAGCTGGTTTACGCACAGTTTTCTGCACACTTTCTGCGGTACTAAAACCAATGATGCTGTTGCTCTTGATTGTGAATGTGCCCACATGCGAGTCTGCTATCACATGGATCAGTTTGCGCTTTTTGCTGTCATACAGCCAGGCTTCGCTCTTGTCCACCAGGTTTGCAGGAGCAAGCCCTTTGATTTTGAGATCTGCAATTTCTGCCTGAAACTTGAACTTGGCTGCACGTTTTTCTGGGCTAATGGCCTTGGCCATGCGTGGCTTGCGGTCAACTTTCTTGATCTGCACGTATGCACCGCAGTCGTTGATCACTGCTTCGCAAAACTTCACAATGCCCCGCATTTGAATCTTGCTAAAGTTGCTGTAGCCTTCTGCCAACTGAGCGTCTTTGCCGCCAATCACTGTTTCAAATTCTGCGAGCTTGCGTTTCCAGTTCACAGCAATTTCATTCACCATTTGTGGTGCTACATTTTTGCCACGGATAATGGTAATAGGTTTGATGTCTGCGCTCATCTTGGCACCAGACTCAACAAACTCGTCAAACAGGCCTTCAAGCTCGCCGGCACACTCACTGAGTTTTTCTCGTAGTCGATCCTGGATGGTTTGTCTAGCAGGTGCTGTGTCTGTTTTTTCCTCCGCTGCCTGGACCTTGGTGCCCAGAGCTGCTGCCAACATGTTGTCTAGACGCACCTGTTCTGCATCAGTTAGATCCAGGCCCACCATGCTCATGCGGCATAGCCAGCCAGCTGTCAACTGAATTGACGAGTCTGGAACACCGCGTAGCAGTCGCACATCGTTTTTGCGTCCGTGAGTTTCCAAATAGCTCACAATCATGTCTCTGGCATCTTTTTTGCCATAAAAGTAATTGTACCAGCTGAATGCTGTGGTCATTTGGCTGGTCCGATCATACACCGGCTGTACACGCCAGGTGGGCTCATCGCCCATGAATTTGGTATCGGCGCTGCGTGGGTTTAACGGACGCACAGTGGCGCGAACTGGTTGAGCAGTGGTTTTCATGGTACTCCTTACTAATGCAGTAATTATAACACAAACGGAATTATTGGTCAACTGTTCCTGAACCTGCAAATTTACTATAAATACAACACTATGCCAAGACTTTCAATGTGGCGTCCCAATCGGACCCGAGATTACCAATACCTAGATAGAATCATCAGCGAACGCTACACTGTGGGCGGGCTAGACATCTACGTGCATCGCTACATGGGTCCGCAAACCGGTGGCGAAGATTCGGCGTTTTCTGGCAACGGAGATGCTACCCAACCAATTTATGATACACTGGATCCGTTGAATATTCAGGATCTCTTGCTGTTGGAAAATCGCGACAGAATTTACGATCAGGACATCTATGTCATGCGTGGTGTCTACAACCATCAGGACGTGGACTTTGATCTAAGCCAGTTTGGCTTGTTCCTAAACAATGACACCTTGTTCATCACATTCCACTACAACGACATGATTGATTCGTTTGGGCGCAAGCTCATGAACGGTGACGTGCTGGAAGTGCCCAATCTTAAAGATTATCATCCCTTGAACAACGAGATTCCGCAGCCCTTGCCCAGATACTATGTGGTGCAAGATGCTGACTATGCCACAGAAGGCATGAGCCAAACTTGGTTGCCACACATCTGGCGTGTGAAAGCAACACCAATGACCAACAACCAAGAGTTCAAGGACATACTGAAAAAACCCGTGGTCACAGAACAGATCTGGGACAATGGCAACTACTATCCCACTGGCAGCATTGTGAATGCTGGTGATGTGTATTACCAGGCCCGAATCAATGTGCCAGCTGACGTAGCCATCACCAACACCACCTATTGGCAAGTGTACACTCCGCCCACACAAAGTGACGTGTTCAGTACCAGAACCAAAGACAACGAGCTCAATGATGCAATTCTGGCCCAGGCCGATGTTGAAGTGCCGCTGTCGGGCTATGACACCCAGAAGTTTTATATTCTTCCCACAGTTGATGGACAGCCTGCCAACCCTGTGGGTCTGACCACATCAAGTAGCACCACAGTTGACGGCACACAAGGTGGCGCCAATGTTACTCCTGTGGCCGATGGATACACTGTGGGCTATCTTACTGGTGATGGTATACCACCCAACGGATTGCCGGTCACAACCGGCGTGGCCTTTCCGTTAGTGGCTGTGGATGGCGATTATTGCCTGCGCCTGGATTATTTCCCCAATCGCTTGTTCCGCTACAGTGGTCGTCGCTGGGTCAAGATTGAGGACAAAGTGCGAACAGATCTAAACAACGGACCCACCAATGAAACTCAACGCTCAGGCTTTGTGAACAATACATACACTGTGCGCACCACCGACCTTGGCAATATTCCGAGCCGACAGAGCTTGAGTGACATACTCAAACCACGTGCAGACAATGGCGACCAAGGTGGATTCTTGCCACCCAACCCGCGGCCACCAGGAAAATAAGGAGAACCAAAATTCAAAGCTTCTTTTATGATGCGCAGATCCGTAGATTTCTGTTGCAGTTTACACGGATGATCAGCAATTTTCAAATTGAATATGGCAACGAAACTGATGGAGTAAACAAGGCTGCACTGATTCGTGTGCCAGTTCGCTACGGCGATGCCAGTCGCAATGCACAGGTGATCCTGCAGGAGAATTCAAGAAATTCAATGCCAGCCAGTCCCTTGATGACTTTTTATATTTCAAGTCTCACCTACGATCGCCCCAGAATGCAGGATCCAACCTTTGTGAGCAAGATCAATGTGCGTCAACGTACCTATGACACTGACACCGAAAGCTACGAAACCACACAAGGCAATGCGTTTTCAATTGAAAGACTAATGCCAGTGCCGTACAAGATGGGTATTAATCTGGACTTCTGGAGCAGCAACACCAATCAAAAGTTTCAGATGTTTGAACAAATTTCTACCCTGTTCAATCCCAGCTTGGAAATACAAAGCACAGACAACTACATTGACTGGACCAGTCTAACAGTGGTTGAACTAGAAGATATCACGTTCACATCAAGAAGCATACCAATGGGCGCAGACAATCCCATTGACATGATGACTTTCAAATTCAACATACCAATCTGGATCAGTTCTCCAGCCAAGGTCAAGAAACTGGGTGTGGTAGAACGTGTGATTGCCAGCATCTATGACGCACAAGGAGACTTGAACAATGCAGTATCTGACAACGACCTGTTGTTGGGCACCCGACAAGTGATTACTCCGTTCAACTGGGCTGTGGTCCTTATTGGCAACAAGGTACAATGCCTGCAACAGGTCAGCTTGCCCCAGGAACCAGGCAACGACACGCTGACTCCGCCAGAAATTGTGGCGGACAGCAATCTGTTGTGGGCTGCTGTGATTGGCACCTATGGTGTGTTGCGTCCAGGAATCAGTCAACTGCGACTGCTGCAAGAAGATGGCACAGAAGTGATTGGCACAATTGCACAGGACCCCAACGATGATCGCTTTGTGATCTTTGATGTGGACACTGACACAACACCGCAGAACACCCTTGATCCTATTGACGCTGTGATCAATCCCTTGGTAAGTGGACCGCAAGACGGCTTGGATTCTGCCATGGACGGACAGCGTTACTTGCTGACTGAAGCCACCGGTGATGAGAGCAATCTTGCTCCTGCTGTGGCCTGGCTGGGTGCAAATGGTCGACAACTGATAGCTGAAGCCAATGACATTATTCAGTATTCAAACAACTACTGGCGTGTGGCATTTAGATCTGCTGACGCAGCGGCCGGACAGTATGTTACCAACATGACCACTGGCATACAGTATGAGTGGAATGGTGACGCCTGGGTCAAAAGCTATCAAGG